GAACCTAGATTTAGTTGTAATGTTTCTCTTCAAAACCAACAAGAAGCTTATAACGTAATAAATCAAATGTGTTCTGTTTTTAGAGCAATGCCATTATGGAGTGCAGGCTCATTATCAATAACTCAAGATGCTCCAAAAGATCCAACATACTTTTTTTCACTAGCAAATGTTTTAGAGCCTGGTTTTAGCTATTCCAACGTAAGTCAAAAACAAAGACCAACTGTAGTAATAGCTAAATATCTTGATATGGACTTGCGTGATATTAATTACGTTGAACAAATTGATGCCGCAAATCAAGCAAGGTACGGAACAGTTATTAAAAATATTGATAGTTTTGCTTGTACATCAAGAGGTCAAGCTTCTCGATTAGCAAAGTGGATGTTATATATGTCAAACGTAGAAAGAAGTGTTGTTACCTTTAGTACTGCTATTGATGCGGGAGTTGTAGTAAGACCAGGACAAGTTATTGAGATTGCAGATCCAATGCTCTCTGGAGAACGTAGATGTGGAAGGATTAAGTCAGCAACTACAAATACTGTTACTGTTGACACAACTTTTGCAAAAAAAGATAATTTAGGTAATGATGTTGATTTGGTTTTTCTTATTGGATCAACTCTTAGTTGTGTTTTACCAGATGGCTCTGTAGAGGAAAAAACTGTAAGTGGTTTGAATAACGGTGTTTTTAGTTTAGGACAGCATTTTTCTACAGCACCTAATCCTAATAGTGTTTGGTTATATCAAACAAATGATATTGAGGCTTCTACATGGAGAGTATTAACAGTTGAAGAAAAAGATAGAGCTTTTTACTCCATTACAGCAAGTGAATATAACGAAGGTAAATACAATCACGTTGAAAATGGTATTGCACTTCCAAAAAGAGATATTACAAATCTTGATGAGCCACCAGAACCACCTAAATCTGTAAGAGCAACAGAAGTTATTTATGAAAATACTGGAATTGCAAGAACAAAAATAATAGTTAATTGGGTAACTGATTTTACTATTCCAAATCCATTAAAACCAGGCGAATTAAAAAGCATACATATTGATAAAGTTTACATAAGATGGAGATTGCAAAATGGTAATTATGATTCGAGAACTGTAGAAAATTCTAAAAGTTTTGAAATATTAGATACTATTGCAGGTAATTATGAGATAGAGGTTTTCTCTGTAAGTTCTTCTGGTTTAAGATCTACAACAGGTCAAAGCCCTGCTTCTCCATTTTTTGTAGCAAAAGGTAAAACTGATCCTCCATCAAATGTATCAGGAGTAAGTTTGCTTCCTATAGACGAGACAAGTGCAATCTTAAGTTGGAATAGAGCTACAGAACTTGACGTTTTATTAGGCGGAAAAACTTTGATAAGACATTCTAGTAAAACATCACAAGCACAATGGCAAAACGCACAAAATATTGTAGTTGCTGCTGCTGGAAACCAGACACAAAAAATTGTTCCTTTATTAGCAGGAACTTATTTAATTAAATTTGAGGATGACGGTGGAAGACAATCCCCTTCACCTGGCTCTACAGATTCGGCTTGGAATAATACTAGAGTTACAACTAATCTCCCTGCCCCTAGTCAGAGACTTGTTGTTGGAACTGTAGATGAGCATACAGCAAACTTTACTGGGTCAAAAAGCAATACTGTTTATGATTCATCACTAGATGCTCTAAAACTTGCTGTTACTAATAATGCAACTGCAACATCAGGAGAATATATTTTTGCAAATTCAATAGATTTAGGTCAAGCATACGATGTAAACCTGAGAAAAGTTTTAGAAGCTAATACTTTTTATACAGCTACTTTATGGGATTCTCGAACTGATTTAATTGATACATGGGGTTCTATTGATACTATTGGATCTGCAAACGCAAATGCTACTAAAGGTAATGCTGCGGTTTATGTAAGATCAACAAATGATAATCCTTCTGGATCTCCTACATGGAGTGCATATAAAGAATTTAGTAATGTTCTTATTACAGGTAGAGCTTTTCAATTCAAAGCAATATTAACAAGTAATGACACAACCCAAAATATAGCTGTTACGGAGTTAGGAGCTACACTAGAATTACAAGGAAGAACAGAAAGTATTTCAACTCCAGTTACTACTGGATCATCACAATATACTGTTTCTTTTTCTAAGCCTTTTAAACAAACACCAAACATTGTGATTACGCAAACATCTAATGGTCAACAATCAGGCGATAGGTTTGTATTAGCTAACGAATCGAGGACAGGTTTTCAAATATCATGGTTTAATGGAAGTGCAGCAGCAGCAAGATCTTTTGTATGGGCTGCATCAGGTTTTGGAAAGGAGGTTACATAAATGAGTAATACGCATGATTATAATATTGCAGATCAAGTTGGAGCTTCATTTAGAGCAGATCTAAACAATGTTTTAGGCGATATACAGTCAACAAATAGCGGAACATCTGTCCCTTCAAGTAATGTCGTAGGAAAATTATTTGTAAATACATCAAATAATACTTTAAATATTTGTACTAATGCTAGTACTCCAACTTATTTATTATTAGGTAAAACAGATGTAGCAAATTTAGGTCACGCTACAACCGCTTCACCTAGCTTTACAGGAACTATAACTTCTGCAGGTGATATTGTAATGTCTGGAACTGGATCTTTGCAGTTGCCTACTGGAACGACAGCACAAAGACCAACAGCAGCAACAGGTGATATAAGATTCAACACAAGTCTTTCACAATTTGAAGGGTATAATGGAGCAGCTTGGGGTGAAATTGCTAATGGAGTACCTGCGGGTTCAATCTTTTCATTTGCATCTACAACCGTACCCTCTGGATATTTAGAATGTAATGGTGCTGCTGTAAGTCGTTCCACATACTCTACTTTGTTTGCAACAATCAGCACAACTTTTGGTTCTGGTGATGGCTCATCAACATTTAACCTTCCTGATTTAAGAGGACAATTTGTAAGAGGTTGGGCTAATAATGCTTCAAATACTGGAGATGACGGAAGATCTTTTGCTTCTACTCAGTCAGATCAAAACAAAACTCACGGTCACACCGCATCTGTTAGTGATCCAGGTCACAAACACGTTACGTTAGGACATGGGACAGATGATGATGGAGGAACAAGAGTTACTGGTAGTGGAGATACTAGTACAAGTTCAAGCAGTATGAACAATGCAAATACAGGAATTTCGGTTGGGGTTGCAAATGATGGTGGTGCTGAAGTTAGAGTTAAGAATATTGCTCTAATGTACGTTATTAAATTCTAATTATGACAAACCGCAAAATATCAGAATTTACCGCTTTAACTGCTCCAGCAGCTACAGATACGCTCCCAATAATAGATCAGAGTGCTACTGGTGCAGAAAAAAATAAAAAGATTGCATATTCAAATTTATTAAGTAAAGCCCCTGATGGATCGGCTGCTGCTCCATCATTTAGTTTTAACTCTGATAATAATTCTGGAATTAGTGGTGGCTCTGATACTTTAACTTTCAGTACAGCAGGGGTTGGTCGAATGACTATAAGTGCTACTGGACTTGTAAACATTCCTGGTGATCTTACTGTTAATGGAACAACCACAACAATAAATACCACTAACCTTGATGTTGAAGATAAAAATATTACGCTTGGAAAAGTCAGTACTCCTTCTGATACAACTGCTGATGGAGGTGGTTTAACTCTCAAAGGAGCTACAGATAAAACATTTAACTGGGTAAACTCTACAGATTCTTGGACAAGTAGTGAACATATCTCTGTTTCTGGTCAAAAAGAATTTAGATATTTAGATAATGACTCTTCTCATTATGTAGGTTTTAAATCTCCAGCTACAGTTGCATCTAATTTGATTTGGACATTACCAGCTACAGATGCGAGTGTAAGTGGATATGTCTTGTCCAGTAATGCAAGTGGAGTTTTATCTTGGGTTGCTCCAGGTCAAAATGCAGATCCTAATTTTACAGGAACTTTAACTCTTACTAATGACGGTAATATCAGAGGTTTTGCTTCTCTTCATGCTACTTATACTGGATCTGTCAAAACTTTTGCAGTTACAGTAGCATCAAAAGATGCAACTCATAGATACAACGGAAGCGGATCTAGTAATGGCTATAAGATTGATGGTAAGTTTGCTCCGTTTATAACTCTCACACCAGGTAGAACATATAAGTTCGATCAGTCAGATAGTAGCAATAGTGGACATCCTCTCCGTTTTTATCTTGAAGCTGACAAGACAACTGCTTATACAACCAACGTAACTACCAATGGAACTCCAGGTTCTAGTGGTGCTTATACACAAATTGCGATAGTAGATAACACTCCGATGGTTCTGCATTATCAATGTTCTGCACATGGATTGATGGGTAATGCTGTTCAGACAAATTCTTCTACTGCAAATATTGGAACATTAGCGAGTTTGACTGTTAGTGGAAATATCTCAATGACAGGTACAGGAGCTATTGATATAGCTGCGGGTACAACAGCACAAAGACCTGGTTCTCCTTCATCAGGCATGCTCAGATTTAATACCAGTTCTGGTGAATTTGAAGGATATGATGGTAGTTCATGGGGAGAGATTGGCGGGTCTAGTGGTGGTTCTGGAAATGCTGACCTTTTAGATATTGCATCTTCTTCTGGTACTGGTGGAGGATCTGCAACATTTGATGGGACTGCTTATAGATTTAAGCTTGTCACTAAAGGAACAAGTACAGCTATTACACCTGTAAATGCAGAAATATTAAGAGTTTCAATTAATGGTGTTATGCAACAACCTAATGATGGAACTGGTCTGGGAGACATGACAGATGGATATGTTGTAAGTGGTACAGATATTATTTTTGATTCTGCTCCTCCTAACGGTTCTACATATTTCATTGTCAATATGGGAACTCAAATTGCAATCGGTAATGCGACAACCAATACGATTGCTGATGAAAGTTCTGACACCACCTGTTTTCCCTTGTTCGCTACTGCTGCAACAGGAGACTTGGCACTTAAATCAGGATCAAATCTTACCTTCAATTCTGCTACAGGATTACTTGCTGCAACTATATTTAGTGGATCGGGTGCAAGTTTAACTAACTTACCTTCGTCTGCACTTACTGGAGCGTTACCAGCTATTGATGGATCTGCTTTAACAGGAGTTTCATCACAGAAAGCGGATGGTTGCGTTACAGAAAACTCGCTAACAATTTCAAATAATTACACAATGACTACAAACAAATCAGGATTTAGTGTTGGAATTATTACAGTAGCTAATGGAGTAACAGTTACCATTCCATCAGGTTCACGTTATGTTGTGTTATAGGAGGTAAATTATGGCTTTAGTATTTAATGGAACGACAAATGTTATAAGCGGAGTAGCAGTAGGAGGACTGCCTGACGGTATTGTTGATACCGATATGCTTGCTGCTAATGCTGTAGCAACGTCAAAACTAGCTAATGATTCTGTTAGTGCAGCAAAACTAGCTAGTGGTGTTGGTGGGAAAATAAAACAATTTGTTTATGCACAAATGTCTAGTAATTTTGGTATGAACTCTACAAACGAGACAGATGTAGGTGGAATGACAGCAGCTATATCTTTAACAAACGCTTCAAATAATACTTTAGTTGAACTTACTTTTGCTCCTTATGTCGCAGGGTCGGGAGCAGTACAATATAAACTTAGAGTTTATAGAGATAGCACAGTTCTTTATGAAAATGGTAATGGATTTTATAGAACAGCAGATGATTTGAAAGCAACTTTATCAAGCATAAGATTTTTAGATACAGGAGTTTCAGATACAAATTCTCATACATATAAATTGACAGCACAAAGAACACAAGGTGATGATGGCTTTAATATTTATGCTAATAGTACCCTTTTAAATTCAATCACACTTACGGAAATGGAAGCATAATGATATATAACAAATATTTAGCAGTAACTTCTTTAAAACCAAACAGCGAATGGAGTTGGTCAGGTTTAAATTATAAAAATCTTATATGGAATAGTTCTGATACAAAACCTACTGAAGCTGAAATAGATGCTGAAGTTACAAAGTTAAATAATGCAGAACCTATGAGACTTTTAAGAGTTGAAAGAGATAGATTATTAACAGCTTGTGATTGGAGAGCTAGTTCTGATTTAACACTTGCAGATGATTGGAAAACATATCGTCAAAGTTTGCGTGATTTACCAGCTAGTGCATCGCCTAAACTCGATTCTGATGGTAATTTAGATATGTCATCTGTTACTTTTCCTTCTGAACCTAGCTAATTATGAGCCAGATAAAATTAGTACATAGCGGTGGTAATGGGGTAATCATAGCTGCACCTAGTTCCAACCCTTCATCTGATGTAACTTTTAGATTACCTGTCGCAGATGGGAGTGCCAATGAATTTTTAAAAACAGATGCTTCGGGAAATTTATCATTTGCTGCTGCTGGCGGTGGAATAACTGAAGCAGATTCGTGGAGACTAACTACGGCTTACGAGGGAGGTGCTTCTAATCTCACAGCTAATTGGGAAAGATCTGATGATTATGCCTCACATATAGGTACTGGAATGACTGAATCAAGTGGAGTATTTACTTTCCCATCTACAGGTGTTTATTATTTATCAGCAACTACGATTGCAAATGCAGATAACGCAAGAACTTATGTTGGATTAGCAATAAAAGATAACGCTAGTGGTACAGCAATAGCTGAAGGTTATGATAGTACTTCTGGAAATAGCTATTATACAAATATTACTTGTTCATGTTTTTATGATGTTACCAATACCTCTACAAGAAAAGTTTTATTAAGAGTAGAAACAACTAGCACAACTGAGTGGAAAGGTTCTTCAACTAGAGATCTTACTTCAATAAAATTTATTCGTTTAGGAGATACTTAGAATGAGACCAACACATATTGAAGATTATTTAATAAAAGTTCGTACAGGACAATGGTTTGGTTGGAGTGACTCGAAAAATAAAATTTATGCAAATCTTATAGTGCATGATGGTGGCTCTAAACCTACAGAGAAACAATGCATAGATGGACTTGCTGCGTTACAAGCTGCTTGGGATTTAGAAAATAATAGTTACAAATCTAAAAGAAGAGATGAATATCCTGATTTACCTAGTCAATTAGACGATATATACCATAATGGAATAGATGGCTGGAAAGCTACCATCAAAGCTATTAAAGACAAGTATCCAAAACCATGAGTACCTTAAAAGTTGGAGCGTTACAGGGAATTAGTGCATCAAGCGATGCGATCACTTTAGCTAACGATGGAACGTGTACTGCCAATATTACTAATAACCTAAGTAATAGAAACAAGGTTATAAACGGAGCAATGGTCATTAATCAAAGATCAGGAACGTATAATAGACCAACAGGAGATGAATATACAGTTGATAGATTTGAGACTAGGACTGGATCTAGTTTTAATTTTGATACACTTACAACCCAAGATTCATCTGCACCTGATGGATTTAGTAAGTCTTTAAAAATTACTCCGCAAACTACTCAAACACCAACTGCAAGTCATAATGGAATGATAGGAACATTACTTGAGGCAGATAACCTTCTTGGATTTGCTTCTGGAACTTCATCTGCTAAAAAATTTGTTTTGTCTTTTTATGCTAAATCAGCATCACAAAATAATAATCATCAATATTCTGTACAGTTAAGCAAAGTAAATTCTGGCGGTCAATATTATTACCAAAACAGAAGTTTTACTGTTACATCAAGTTGGCAAAGATTTACTGTTGTATTTCCAGCCGATACTACAAATAATATTGCGACAGGTAGTGGAGAAGGTTTAAGAATATTGTGGCATTTAGCTGCTGGATCTAATGATATAGCAAGTGCTGTCACTTCTTGGACAGCCGATGGTGGTAACTATGCAGTAACAGGTCAGTCTAATTTTATGGATAACACCAGTAATGAGTTTTATTTGACGGGTGTTCAATTAGAAGCAAGTGATTCAGATGTGGCAACAGATTTTGAGCATTTAAGCTTTGCGGATGAATTAAGGAGGTGTCAGAGATACTTTTATGGACATTCTGGAGGTAATCCGACTGTTAATGGGTCAGATAGTTCCACTCCAAATACTGTTATAGGTACTTGTGCTTGCCAAGCAAGTACAGCTATTTCCGTTTCTTTTGTTCTTCCTGTACCAATGAGGGCTGTTCCTACTCTTTACAGTACTGTTACTGGTAGCACAAGGTATCGTTTAAATAGTTATGGAGCAAATACAAATTCAGGTAGTAACCCAGTAGTATATACAGCAGGCAGTACTCATACTTTAGTGCAAGTAGACCTTGCTGGATTTAGTGGTTTAGTAGCTGGAGACGCTGGTACTGTAAGAAGATATTTAGGATCAGGTGTCTTAGGTTTTCAAGCGGAGCTTTAAATTATGGTATATCCAACAAACCCAATTTATAAAATTGTAAATGGTATTGAAGATACACCTATTTGTGTAATTACAGTACAAAATGGAGTGTATTTATCTATTCCATTTGACGAAGCAAACAGCGATTACCAAGCCTATTTAGAATGGGTGAAACAAGGAAATACAGCAGAGGAGGCTGACTAATGGGATTAACCAAAACACAATCAGGTGGACTTGCTAATACTGCTGTTTCAGCAGGGAGTTATGGTTCTGCTTCTGCAATACCAGCTATCACAGTTGATGCACAGGGCAGAATAACTGCTGCTTCCACTAATGCAATATCAATTCCTGCTAGTGGTGTTACAGATGATATATTTCAAAACCCTACGACTGCTACTGGAAATATTACAGTTGGAACTGGTAAAAATGGAATGGTGGCGGGCGAATTTTCAATGGCGACTTATACTTTGACTATACCTTCTGGTTCAACATTTACGGTGGTCTAATGCCAGTATCAATCAACGGACAAACAGGAGCAGTAACAGGACTAGCAGCCTTACCAGACTCAGCAATGTCTAGTGGGTCTATTATTCAAGTAAAATCATCAGTTAAAACAGACACTTCTTCTTCAACAAGTGCAACTTATGCTGATATTTCTGGATTATCTGTTGCTATAACTCCCACTTCAAGTTCAAATAAGATTTTAGTTACTTGTGTCGTTCAACATGGTGGAGCAGAAAACTCTTACATACCTTTTAAGGTTCTTAGAGGTTCTACTCTTTTAGCTCCAAATACTCAAGGAACAGGAAATATGAGTAACGTAAGTTTTGGCGGATTTCATAACCATGATAGTGCTGAATATGGCCTTAATTCTGTTGCTTGGCAGTTTTTAGATTCTCCTAATTCTACAAGTGCGTTAACATATAAAATTCAATTTGCATCCGTTTTTAATAGTTATGTCGTTTATATCAATAGACCTCAAGCTACAGACAATGGAGCTTATATCATTTATGGTAGCTCAACAATAACAGTACAGGAGGTAGCAGCATGACAGGAAAGATTAAGCTAAATGCAGCATCAGGTGGTGGGTCAGTTAGCTTACAAGCACCTTCTTCTTCTGGTAATGATAGAGTCTATACCGTTCCAGATATAGGATCAGATGGAACGCTTGCTACGACTGCGACTGCTGGTAAAATTTTGCAAGTTGTTAATTTAGAGAAAAAAGATACAACTTCTTTAGCAAATAACAATACTAGACAAGATATATCAGGAATGACTTTATCTATAACACCTACTGCTGCGTCTAGCAAAATTTTACTTCATAGTGACATAAATCTTGGAACACCTAGCGGAGGTTATCAGATACCCATATTTCTTATGAGAAATGTTGCTGGTGGTTCATATACAGATGTAGCTCAAGGTACAGATTCTTCTGGCTTGTCAGATGCACAACCCGCAACTGCTGGTGTTGGTACAAACTCTGGTGGTCATATTACTGATGGGCCATTACATACTTCTTTTCTTGATTCACCTTCATATTCTTTAGGTCAAGTTATTAATTACAAATGGCAGTGGCAAACACCAAATTATAATAATATTACTATTTACTTAAATAGAAATCATATACAAACTAATTACCCATATAACATTTGGAGATCCTCAAGAATTATATTAATGGAGATAGCAGCATAATGGCTATCTCTTATAATTAATTCAAACGGAGTTTTTTATGGATCACGAAGCGATTTACGAGGCATACAAATCTGAAGCAAAACCTGTCGTAACGATTGACGATTCTGCTGGAGCGTTTGATGCTGACGGTAATAAAATCACACTAGATGATGCAAAGGTGGCAGCAGCTAGAAAAGCTTTAGACGATGCTGCACTAGCGATCAAATACAAGTCAGATCGTACTACTAATGGATCTACAGTCTATGCTTCTGTAGGAGATCAGCTTGATATGCTTTATAAAGACTTGTTAGCTGGAAAGTTAGATAATACAGGGACATGGGCAACACATATCAAGGCAGTTAAAGACGCTAATCCTAAGCCATGAGCAGTAGATTAATTGTTAACAGTATTCGTCATACTGGAGCGTCAAGTGATGCTTTAACATTAGATTCATCTGGAAATGTTACTTGTAATGGAACTGCTACAGGTTTTGGTGGCGGTAAAATTCTTCAAGTTGTTTCAACAATAAAAACTGATATATTTTCAAGTTCTACGGCACAAGTTTTTACTGACATTACAGGACTTAGCGTAAATATTACCCCAAGTGCAACAAGTAGTAAAATTTTAGTTACTGCTAATGTTTCTTTTGGTTTAGATGTTTCTCATTCATTAGTAGTTTTTAGATTTGCCAGAGATAGCACAGGAATAGCAATAGGTGATGTTGCAAACAACAGACCGAGGGGAACATTTGCAAATAAGCCTGCTGATGATGCTCACCTCTGTAACGCTTCAGGACAACATTTAGATAGTCCAAGTTCAACAAGTCAACTAACTTATAAAGTTCAATTTTATGACTATCATGGAAATACTTTTTATGTTAATAGAAGTTATAGACACTATGATGCTTCTACTTACGATATGGTAGGTGTTTCAACAATTACAGTGTATGAGGTAGCAGCATAATGAACGAGGCACTTGACGATCTTATAAAACAATACGAACAGCAGCTTTTAGAAATTCAAAAAATTAAGCAAAAAGCTAAAAATGATTATGACATCGCCTGTAAAAATGAAGACAGGTATCAAGGTGCAATTTTAGGAGTAAAAGATGCACAGGCACAATTATTATCTACAAAATCACAGGAAGAAGAATTAAAACCTTCTGATGCAAAAAAAGCAAAAAATTAACGCTTAGATTCTTGCATTTGCCTTGTCATAATGCTCATGGTGACATACAAAGGCGATAAACCTATAATAAGCAGTAGAACCGCTATGCTCATTACAGACATAGCTTTAATCACAGCAAGTTTTATCATGTTTCAAAAGATAGCTAATGTTTTAAGTATTGTCTCTTTTGTTATGGTCACATCAATTTTAGGTGGTGGCTACTTCGGTTACAAGTATGTAACATCTGAGCAGTTCAAGGCAAAGATGATGAATCAAGTATTAGGTGAAGTAAAAGGTTTATTGCCTAATGTGATGGATAACGCTCTACCAAAAACAACAGGTGAGTCATTACCTATACCAAAAAAACTTGGATTATAATTGGAAATACCAGAAATAAGTATTCCAGAAATAAGTATTCCAAATATTCATATTCCATATACTTTTTCGCCTAGCTACGAACACTCAAATATTGAGGTAATAGGTTGTAAGTATTATCACAGAGACACAAGAAATACAGGTAATAGAAACTTGCTGATAGATGATCCTAGAGGAGTTGTTTCAGATTGTCCTTTTCCAAGTTTCACTCCTCTTCAATATGTCCCAGATCAATTAATTATTGTTGAAGAAGCTGCACCTGTTAAAGAAGAGACAAAATTACCAGAAGGAGAAAAGCCAAAAACAGAAATACCAAAAGAAGAAAAGAAAGAAGATGATTATAAACCATGCCCACCAAAAAACGCACCATATAGATCAGGTGATTTTAGAAATGAACTTAGGCTTGAGAGACTGTTAAAATATGAGCGTAGTATTGATGGTTCATGCGATGCGGTCTGGGAAAAAGTGGATTTCATCGACCAATATATCCCAAGCACTTCCGTGGTTGTTTCTACTGCTTTTATTGCATCTGTGGCTGCGACTACACCAATTATTCTCAACCTTGTAAAACCGATAGTAAAAAACTTAATAAAAAAACTGACAAAGAAAAAAGAGCCAAAATCGAAGGTATAAACATAAGCAAGCTTTTTTACAAGCCCCTTACAGCCGATTCTAAAGGGGCTATTTTTGTGCTTTTACGTCAATTTTGTGTGTATGTGGTATAACTTGATTTGGTGGTACTGTTACTTTTATCCCTTCACAAATCTCTGCGTATTTTCCAGTAAAAGTTACACCTAGTTTAGCCTGCTCAGAGCATACCTTAAGTCTAAAGAGTGCAAGCTCAAGCGAAGTTTTCTTATATAACAACTCTTGATTTTTTATATTCATTTCTGTTGCTTTTAAACATAAGTCAGGTGCTTTACCTAACGGAATACTGATTTGTGCTGAGATTCCATAGTTCAAGTTATAATTATCTTTTTCAAATCTTGGTGTCTCTTGCACATATTTAATAGCACCAGTATCCTCGTCATAAATATTTTGTCTAGTTACAGTTTCTTTTGGTCTATTAAATGACCACGCATCTGTCACATAAGGAGTAATCGTAAGACTTGGAGAACTACAAACAATACCTTGTGACATCCTAAATTGTGGAGTGCTTTGCGGAGCAATCATAGTCGCATTATTGTTTACTGTTCCTTGTGCATTACTAGAGGGCGAGGCAACTGTAGTATTAGCCAAAACCCTTACAGGGCAAAGGATTAGAGCTATTGCCCAAATGTAGTTTCTACGGTTGTTGTTGTGGTTGTATTTATAGTGCGATTTATTTGGGTAATGGTGTCGATGCCTGGTGTCATTACTGTCTCTACCAAACTGAATGGCTGAGACTCGTTTACGATCTTCCATCTAGGCATACCCTCCAAGGTAGGACTTGTATAAGAAAAATTAATTCCATTTACTGTTTGTGTGGCTTCTGCTGTTGGTATTGCATTAATATATCCATTTACATCAGCACTTTCAATGTTAGTGCCACTAACACCAACTGAATACCCTGTCCTATACTGATAGCTGGTAATAGATTCCGTTATGACTGATTGAGAAGTACTGTTTGTCGAGGAACTACCTGTTCTGAAGGTTGGGACTACTGGATTTGCAAGGGTTTTAACAGGAAATAATATAAAAAATAGCAGCCAAACTCTAGTCAATTTGGATAGAAACTGTCGTGGACGCTGTACAGCTAGAACCTGATCCAAATGTACCTGAGCATGTGGTGACCCCACTACTCAAACTCGTCATTGCTCCACTACCTTGAGTCCCTCCGCTTCCAACTGTCGTCACTCCAGATAAATGAGGTAAGCTTGCTATCCCTGATGACGGAGTAATTGCACTAGGTTGAGAATCTCCAATAGTGACGGTTTCCGTCAACGAGAAGGCCGAGCCTGCTGTCGTAATAGCTTTATCAGTTTGAATCAAAGCTGGAACACCTGCGGTCAAACTTCCTACATTCAATCCTCCGATAGCACCAGAAGTACTTGAGCCACCAGACGTTACTGAAGGGGTGATATTTGACCCGCTAAGACTGTATGTAGTCCCCAATTTCTGGGTAGTTACGAACGGCATATCAATTGAAATTTGGGCTGATGTCACAAATTTTTGCGTGATGTCGGCATAACTAGGACTTGCAACTAATAGCAATAATGGAAGTAGTTTTTTCATTTTTTAATCTCCTTAATTACTTCTGGTTTACTTGTAATTAGTTCTATTGGCTGTCTTATTATTATAGTCTGTTGTCCACTAGCGTTTGTATTATATGCTGCGGACGCTTCATCTTCTTTCTTTTTTTTCTTTGCTCCACTAGCAGCACCGACAGAAACACCCCATCCCGCTAGGATGTTGCCCAAGAGACCAGCAGCAAAAGTCGAATCCACACGAGGTTGGTCTGGTATATCTAAACCAAAAAGTTTATTAGGTAATTTTATATATCCAAGCGATAAGACTATTAAACACCAAGCAAGTATAGCTCCTTGTGCTGTAGTGCTTACTAAAAACATAATTTTTTCCTGATAGTCAGGCTTGTCATCGTCTATTTGTTTATTCTTTTGTTGTGATTCTTTTTGGGTTTCTGTTGTCATAGGCTTTTTCTGTCATAATAGACATATATAGAGGACTCGTAAAGTGGTAGAGGTTATTGCAGCATTAGGTGGGGCTTGTCTTACAGCTTGTTTTGTCTCTGTTGGCTCAATGTCATATAGAGGTAGACAATCAAGAGATGATCTCGTGCGAAATACGACAGCTATAGAATTACTTACAGACAAGATAGAAGTTATGCACGATGACATGAGAGAAGTATTTCATCGTTTAAAAGAAGTAGAAGTTAAAGTAGCAGAAATTAAGCCAAGACGATAATTAGTGCATAAGGATTTAATTTATACAATAGAAAATTCTTTATCAAAAGTATTTTGCAAACACGTTATAGATAAATTTGAAGCAGAACCAAATAAACAACCAGGTCGTATATCAGGAGAAAATCCAAAAGTAGATAAAACTGTCAAAGATACTACTGATTTTGGAGTTACTACAAGTTCTAATTGGATTGAAGAAGATAAGATTTTTTTTGAAGCATTACAAATAGGATTAAAAAAATATACAGGGCATATATCAAAAATAAACAAAAATCTTTGTCCAAATTCAACATATCAAATGCAAGATACAGGTTATAAAATTCAAAAATACGAGCCAAATGGTTTTTACAGTTGGCATAATGATTGGTGTATGACAAGACAAGGATCAAGAGTAATAGTCTTTATGTGGTACTTAAATACAATAAAAATTCAAGATGATGGTTATACAGAATTTTTAGATGGAACACGACTACAACCTATTTCTGGTAATTTAATTTTATTTCCAGCTACATGGACTTATGTTCATAGAGGTTATAGACCTAAAGTGTCTAAATATTTATGTAATGGATGGATATATGCAAAGCCATAAAAGGTTTAGCTACTATTAAATTAGTTATAACAAAACTATGTTAAAAGTTATAAGGCCAATCGTCTTTGCATTTCTTAGGGGTTCAGCCATAAAAAAACTCGCAATTGATATATTGCGAGCAATGGTTAAGAAGACAGATAATACTGTTGATGATGGTCTTGTTGATCTTTTGGAACGCAATCTTTTTCCTAATAGGTAGGTAAATCTATTGTTCCAGTAGTTACTTTCCCAACTTTACTTTCTTCTTTTTTGTTTTCTTCTTTTTAGAAGATCCATAACCTCTTGTTTGTAATTCCATTTGATAAATGTAACTATAAACAGTATATCTTCATTGCCTTATATATCTAGTACGTTAATTTAAAAATAAAGGACTTGTTATGGATATTATTATGCCTTGGTCTGATTGGTTTACAAAACAAGCTCAAAAACGTAAAAAAATAGAAAAATGGGTAATGGCTGACGTAACACTAGAAGAAGAAATAAAAGTAGAAGTATTTTTAAGACATATACTTGAATGCTTAGAACCTGATGAAATTCCAGATCTTATAAGTGCATTTGCAAAAGAAAATTTTAGATTAGTAAAAATTATTAATCAAGCAGGAGAGCATATAGATAAAATAAACTCTAAGTCTTTCTTTCCCAAAAATAGGCACAATCCTTAGCCCATATACCTCCACTAGCTTTCCCCTCTGGCATACCTAAACCACATTCAGCTTTTACAACTAAATGATGAATACAATCAACGCATAACGGATGATCCCGACTCATGCACTTTGCGTCTGCATATAAATATTCCGCTTCTAAAATAGCGGGTTCTAAATAATTACTTTCTAAAGGTAAATCAAGTTTGCCTTTTGGTGTTTTTATTTTTACTCGCCATGTTTTTGGTTTCTCCTCATACAAGACCATTCGCCCTGCATGATACCTAAGAGATGGCATTAACTATTCCAAACTCTTCCGTCAATAGTTTCCCAATCTTTTGGTGGTTCACTTATCCAATGTCGTTCCCCATTTATAACTCTAAAAATATGATTTCCGCAACATACAATTTCACCTTTTTGTAAGGTCTGTTTTTCTTTTTCCATTCAAAAATATTAATCATCGACCTTAATAATACAATCTCCCCATCTTGCTTGAGCATACTTTATTGCCTTTTCCTTATTTTCTGCATAAGTTGATAACTTCATTGGTGCATTACCTATTCCTCTAACTAACAAATTATACTTTTTAGTTTTTGCATCTTTATCTGCTCTAGTAACACCTTCTTCATTAGAACGCATTGCTAAAATTTCTTTATCTTTAAAATTAGTATCTTTCATTTTCTACCTCTAATCTTTCTTTATCTGTAAAATCTCTTACAAGCATTTTTGAGACTTGTTGAACTTGATAATTATGTTTCATAACTAAAGTTCTTATAGTCTCATCAACTCTATCATCTTTAACTGATACAGTTGAGTCGTTTCTGTAGTGCAATAAATGATCGTAACCTCTTATTGCTTTATCTAATTCTTCTTCTAATTTTTTTAGTCTTAATTCTTTTAATTTTTGTAGTTTTTTTCCTGATTTAGTTTCTTGTCTTTTCATGGTTTAATCTTTTCTAATTCTTGAATTGCTAACGATCTTGCTTTGTCGTTAATACTTCTATATTGTTGTTGATCTATATATTCTAAAATCATTCTTGAAAAGTGTTTATCGTAAATAGATCTAAATAAACTTTCGTCATAATCTAAATTAATAAGTTGCGATAAAAAGGCCTTGCAAACTTGTTGTTTTCTTCTTACTTTTTGATGCCATTCTTGGTCATACAAGTCTTGCTGTTCTTGTTTAAATTTTTTTATTGAATCTTCCATATTATTTATTGCTGTCATAAGTTCATCCTTAAGCAATAAAATTTCTGGATTACTTAGTTGGCCTACATCATCAATAGACACAACCTTATCAATTTGTCTGCTTTTAAATGTTAAAGGCATAGATAAAGATAATTTAGGTACATTTTAGCTAAAAAACTAGGAATTATCTAGTTTTAGTGTTGTTTTGCCATGATTTAATCAATATTTCTAATTCTGCTATTCTTTTCTTAGCTTGTTTGATTTTTTCTTCAGTAGTCATAAAAATAACATACCGAAATCTTATTTAACTACCACCTATTTGTTTTCTTTTACGCATTTCTTTTAAGGACTTTTGACCTTGTGCGATATGACCTTGAATTAAGGTGTAATAATTTTTCTTATGTTCAAGTTGTTTTCTATCATAGTCAGATAGTTTTTCCTCATCTATATCAACATGAAGTCTCTGCACTTTTCTTTTAAAATTATCTATATGTAGTTCAGCCCTATTTGATAAATAGTCAACTGCTTGTTTATCATCAAGAATATAGATTTTTTTCTTTTTAGTTTTTGCTACAACAGGATAACCAAGCTCTCTACAGTTCTTTTCTATATCCCTATAAACATCTCTAAAAGCATATTCATCAGGATGATAAGTAACTTCTTTTTTGTTATATCTTTCAAGACGTTTATGATACTCTTCTTCACCTAATAAAAAATATTTGTAGTGATGAAGGACTTGCTCTTCAGAAAATACATCACCTTTACGGATTTTCTGATAGTCGATTGATAGAATTGGTAAATCTTGCATGATTAAAGATAAAAAATAATATGTAGCCTGTTAAGTACAGGCAGACTTAAAAGTTAAGTGATGGGATTAAAATACAGATTAATCTAAGGGAATACAACCCAATGAAAGGCAAATTATAATAACCCAATCTAGGACTTACACATAAAGA